TTTTAAATGCTGCTTTTAAATCAGGTGTTATTTTTCTATTAAGTTTACTCATTGTAAAAGCTAAATTGCTTTTCATAATGTCTTCAAACTGTTCGATAAGCATACGACTTTCTCTAAGACCTTGAGCCTTAGCCATAACAGATTCTGTACCAGTATTAAATTCATCAAGTTTAGCTTGATTTTTTGCAGCTACACCTTGAATAAATAAACCAACGCCTTTCATTACGCCTGATGCTATCATCATAGTTGTTGGTTCCATTAGACAATTAACTCCGCTACTAAGCCATTAACCTGCATAGGTAATGGATCGTTTTGTTCAATAGTTATTTGTGGGTTTCTTTCATACCCCAAAGATCTAAACTCTCTTTTGCCAGTAAAACTTTCTTCAACAATAAATGGTTTACTGTTTACTTTAGCTGATCGAGTATCTCTAAAATCTACAACTATGTTTGTTATACCTCGCGTCTCTCCTGTTGCTGGTCCTCCTCCTAGAGTAGCGTCAACAGGATTCGTAATGATTTTAGAATCAAACTTTTTACCAACATAAACATGGGTATAACCTGCATGATTAGTTAAATCTACTTTGTTTGCAGAGTTAACAGTAAATGAACCTAATGAATCAATATTAGTGCCATCGAAGCCAAGCACATCCACAACATCATTATGAGTATACAAGGGGCTAACAGTAGCTAAACTAGACGATACAGAAACATAGACATAAAAATCTAAACCAATGTTTTCTCTTAACTCACATAATTGCAATTTGTTTTCGCTATCATAAGCATTTACAAAGATTCTATCTTCAATAGCTACAACAGATGAAAACAAACCATTCGTTGTAAATGTTGTCCATGCTGCGCGTTTCTCAACTCTGTTTGAAGAAAACACAGCGAGGTCGCCGTTTGTTAAAGTCATTGCCGCATATGAGTCTGGTAAATTAAATGTGCTGTGAGATACAGCTAGATACTTAGGAGGACTCTCAAAGATATCACTAGCTATCGTTGACACAGGAACAGAGGTATAGGCATCTTCTGAGTCAGTATAAATATATTCTCTTATAATCCTGCCATTTGCCTGAGCAAATATAGTTGCACCATCAACAGACACTGGAGTTACAAATGAAGTGCCATAAGGTGTTTGCTGTCTTATTTGTGCATTAGTTGGAGTAGTAGATTGATTTAAATAAGTAGGAACATACAGTTCAGCACTGTTAGTAAATACTTGTAGATCTCTATTAGAAACTAAATATCGTATTTCATTTACCCTGCCAGTTGCAGCAGTTAAAATAATAGCATCTGTATCAGCACCTTCATCTACATCGTGATTAAAATACTGACCAATCTTTGACATAAAAATTGTATCTGGTTCAGCAAGAGTTCCACCAAAAACCAATCTGTTTTCGTGAAAAGCAACAGCTGCTGGATACCCCCTTATTTCAGAAAAAGCTTGCTCATCCCATTGGTTTGTTGAGCCTGACGCTCTAATAATAACTCTACCGCCACCATCTTCTGAAGAAGTAGCGGCTGCACCTGCTGTTACAGTGTAGGTATTTTCATCAATTATATCTGCAACCTGTCTTAATCCTTGGATATTTGCTGAAGAAATACCACCAGTTGCTGACGCAGTATCAATTTGTATTTGCTCATTACCACCATAACCATGATTTATATGAGTAAGTTCAAAAACAGTTGAGCCTTCTCTTGTTCTAATTGGATTTAAAACAGACAGGTTAATAGTTAATGAGTCGATAATACTGCCAGTAACTGCTTGTGAATTTGTAAATCCAGTTATCATTACTTCATTTTGTTGGAATCTTATTTTAACGCCAACATGCGCTGTTGTAAAATAGGGTGAGTTTGTTGAAAAAGTAGTGCTACCAGAAAATGCACCTGCTGTTAATTGTATGCTTGTATCATGGAAACTACTATATGGTTGGAAAGTTTTTTTTGCATCTTGTCGAGTATCAAAAGAATATGTCTGAACCTCAAAGGCAGTTAAACTTGTTCTTATTAATAATCTCGGCATAAACAAAGGATGGCATATCCACATTACATCGCCAGATTGAGCAAATGTATATTGCTGTAAATAGTCTCTATCAAATGGTAAAGCAGCACTGCTTGTATCAGCGGTAATTGTTGCAACTAAAGTAACGGTAGTTGCATCTACAACACGAAAACATCTTACTTTCTGATGCTCTATAGAAATAATATACTCTTCGTTATTATCAAAAATAAACGGCATAAGGTGTGATTGTTCTGGATAGGAAGAATTATATGTTAAAGAGTAATCATATATATGTTTCATGCCGAATCGTTTTTTAACACCACCTTCAGCCATTACTACCATATTCTGCAATGATTGTGCTGACCCTGCATACACAGGGCTATCTGTTCGCATTGTTAGAGAAGCACTCGCCTCACCATATTGAAAGCTGTTTTGTGCAACTCTTACTTTCTGCATTAACTACGCCTTTGTGCAATCAATCGTGATGTGTTTAACTTTATAGTTGTTTGTTGTTGCGAGTCTAGTCTTCTTGCCTGAGCCATATACATCATTGCTTTTTGTTCCATTAACTCAGCGAGTTGAGCATCTCTAGCTAAAGAGATGGCAAAAGCTCCTGCAATCATGTGCTGCAAAGCAATAGTAAAATATGAAGGAAAGTCGTTTTCTAAAGCTCTGTAATTATAATCAGCAACAACCTCATCTGCTGATGCAGCATTGCAAAATACCTTATCACCATAAGTATTATATTTAATTACATTGTCATTAACTGTTAAAGCATGAACCATTAGGGATGCAGTTGGTAACTGATATGCAGCTTCCCATCTGCCTGTTGGTTGGCTTGTTAATCTGTTTAATATTGCTTGGTCTGAAGCAAAACGCCATCTAGTATTTGTTAATGCCGTTCTAACAATATCTTCATAAACTGCATTAGCTACTTCTGACTCTGTTGTTCCATCGGTAAATGATTGTATTTCATTACCACCGATAAGAATCGAAGCCCTTGAGCATATTTTTATAGATGTATCTGCAACTGTTGGCATAGAAAGTTGGGGGCCGAAGCCCCCATCCCCTTAGTCTGTATCGGTTTCTACTACTGCCGTACCATCAGATACGTCAACAACAGAACCAGTATTTGAAAGAACAGTACAAAAACTTGTTGTCGGAACATTACTATCGCGAACGATAATTAAGTCACGAATAGCAAGCATGTTTGCTGCACTATTAAAGTAACCAGCAGTGTTTACAGTTGCGATAGCATCAGCAGATGTATACATCCATAAGCTACCGTTTGAATCACCACCAACACGAGTTAGTCCACTTGAAGCAAAAGCCATTTTCTAACCCTCCTAGTTATTATCTAATAGTTCATAGACACCTTCGTTATCAATAACGACGGAACCCATAGACATCATAGATGTGGTTAAGTGTGAAACTTTTTCAGCAATGTAATTAACTTCTGTTGTTACATCAGAATTAATTCCAAGCCCAATAGCGGTTGTGTGATAAACAAAGTTCTTACCACCAGCTACAGCAGATGTTGAAAAGATCTTGAAGCCCAAGAACTCTTTCATTGTCATGCCACCAGCAAAAGGTAAGTTTTGATCACCAACAAAATCACTTGAAGCAAATTCGTTTATAGCAAACAAATCAGCAAACCCAGCAGGAGACATTGCGATATAACGCTGTCCGTCTTCTGGAAGATCTGCATTGCCCATTGTTTCAAAAGTTGACAATAGATCTGCTTTTTCAACAGCAGATGATGTATCGTGAAGCTGAGTTGAATTAGCACCAGCATCCATAGCTGTTGTAATAATCTCGTCAGTTTTACGACCCAACGCAGCAGCAGCAGATTGAGCAACAGCCTGACGTTCGTTGATATTAATTTTCAACTCATCAAGTTTGTCAATATACTCTGGTGCATAGAAGTCAGCCATAGTAACTTCTACGTTAGTGTGTGCAAGCTCCATTGGAGTTACGTTACCATTTCTGGATTTTGTATTTGCTGTGCCTTTTCCAATTACTTGGAATCTTGCAGTCGAGCCAGTAACATTCGTAGTTCGTACTGTGTTCCGTAGTTTAGAACCCATACGCTGATACGCCATGTGTACTTCTGTCTCGAACTGTTTGATAAAGGCTTGATCGATTGTATTAGCCATTTTTTCAGTCCTAAATTGAAGTTTCTGGTTGCGACGAGTATCCGATTTTCGACTTCAACTTGGGTGTCCTTATGGGCCAATCAGTGTATTACGGGTCGTTGTGGTTCATCATAAACACAATTCTTATCTAAATTACAATAAATAAATTCATAATATTTATTTTCACCAACAGCAAAAACACCAACTGTTTCAAAACCAAGCCATTTTGCCCACTTAATCATGCCCTCATAATCAGCAAGAATTGTCATGCTTACTCTAGGATGATAACCAGTTAGGTATTCAAGAAGCATTTTTGATCCTCTTGCAAGAAGCATGTAATTATCAAAAGCTTGATTAGAAAACATTGCAAACATTTGAGGTGTATCTTGATCTTCATTAAAGAAAAGGCCGCCCGTCATAATGATTGGGCCGCCTTCTTTTTTAACTACATATGCTTGAGCCTCATGATACATCTTGGTTAATGCTTCATTAATTGAAGGATAACCTAGTAATTTTAACTCACGCCTATTTTCTTTTGAAAGATTATTCTCAATCTCTTCAATGTGATAAGAGTGTAAACAAGTAAGATAATAATCCCCTCGTTTAATTATTCTTGGTTCACTTGTAGATTTGTTGATATCCTTCTGTGACCTGCTTGATAAAGTGTGGGTCTCTGTCTTTCCAGTATCTTGGGTCATTCATCATCTCCCTCAATTCTTGCTCAGTTGGTCCAGCAGAAGGTTGACCACTTTCAGAAAAAGAACCATCCTTCATTTTTTCCATAATTGTTTCCATAACCATTACACCATCAGCAGTTTGAAAAAGTCTTTCTATTGCTGGTAATTGTTCTTCTGTAAACATCTTGTGAGCAAACATTGAAGCAGCTTCTACTCTAGCATTTGCATTGTCACCAAGCTTTGCTTCTTCTGCATCTATATCTGGTGCATTTGACATCATAGCATCAGCATAAACATTTATACCTTTTTCAAACTCTTCCTGACTAAAACCATTTTCAAAAGAATGATTAGCCCACCATTGAAATAACTCGTTATCATTAGCAGACTCAGAATCAACATTGTCTGGTATTTGATAGTCACCAACAGTTTCTGGTCTTTCGCTAAAGGCTTCAGTTTGTATTTCTTCTATAATGCTATTTCTAATATCTTCTTCTTTAGACCCTAGCTTTGACTCAAGTTCTTTATAAGCCTTAGCTAGATCCTCTCCTGAGTTGTATTTTTCTGGCAACCATTCTGGCCTGTCACTTGTTGCTTCTGTTGTTTGCACATCAGCCTCTGTGACAAAATCTCTTCCATCAGCTTGTGCTACTTCAACTGCTTCTTCCGTACTCATATGTTTTTACTCCTATGTGCATGTTGAATTCTTTGTTCGAGGAGGCCAACAATATATCTTTGCCCCTCGATATGACGTAATTGTTCTGTAGAAACATTAGGGCCATGAACCAATTCAATAGTTATTGATCTTAAATATTTAATAACTTCTGCACCTGTTGGTGTTTTAAATACTTCGGCAACATTTTGACTTATCTGCCGTTCTGTTTGTTCATTACGTTGAACCCCATCTATCCCTAAAGACGGTAGTTTTTTAGTTTGCAACTTGTCCTCCCTGCTCTTCCATTTGACCTTGTTGTGCTTGTGCAGCCATTTGTTGCATCATCTGCGTTATTTGTTTTCTCTGCTCTTCATCTCTTACCAAACTATCAGGAACACTAAACTTTTTAGCTAGATAAACAGCAACCTCTTCTGGATTAATAATAACAGGCGTTAGCTGTGGGCCAAAAGTAGTTTGAACCATTTCTAAAAATCTACCAACAGTAGCTATATCTTGATTGTTTTGCGCTTGCGCTAATGGAGAAACAGATCTTATCTTTACTTCCCTACCATTTACGGTTGGTATTTCAATACGCCCTTGTTTCTTAAGAATATAAATAACTCTTTGCAAGACAGGTTGAACTAATTCAGCTTGTAGCCTT